ATAACACTCAAGGACTTCCTGACTTTTTATCAAATGCTATAAACAAAGATTATTCACAAGTAATGAAAAAAGTAGAGGAAAAGGCAAAGTTTAATCGTGGGTAGACTTAAAGAAGACATACAACAAGCTTTTGAAAATAGTATTGATGGTAAATCTGATAGGATAACACAACTAGCTACAGATTTGGAAAAGGCAATTGAAGACTTTATTGTCAATCAACCCTTTACAGTAAAAAAATTATCTGCTACTGCTGTGGGTGTACAAGGAACGACTGCTCCTGGTACTGCAACTGGAGCAGCAGGTCCTTCTGTTACTAATCCTACTGGTGTATCAATACCAAAGATAACAGTTGAGGTAGATGAAACTGGTGGTGTAGCTAATCCAGAAGGTGCTGTTCAATCTATTAAATCAGTAGTTGGACTTGATAAAAATAATATTAATAGGAATTACAGCTAATGGCAATACTTGACAGAAGAAAAAATAGATTTATAGAAGATAACGATACTAGAGTATCTGTTGGAATGGAGTTTCCATTAGGTAGGTCTACTGGTGGTGATGGTTATTTTACATCTACTAAAACTACTATTGATGCTGTGAAGAATAATATCAAACTTCTTTTACAAACTCATAGAGGTGAAAGAGTATTTCAACCAAACTTAGGTATGAATTTGAGATCACTTATCTTTGAGCCATTAACTGAAGATATAACAATACAAGTAGAAAATAACATAGTTGATGTTTTCAGTAGATGGTTGCCTTTTGTAGATTTGAGAGATATACAAGTAGTTAGAGATGATAATTTAAATCAAGTTAATATTAACATAACATTTAGTGTAAGAAGAGCACCTAATAGTTTAGAAAGTGTTCAAGTTACATTTGAAGGTGTGGGTGCTGGAAGCACAACAAGTAATGGAGCATATTAATGTCGTATACAGAAAAACAAAAAGTTAAACCAACGAATGTAAAATATACAAGTAAAGATTTTAGTTCAATAAAAGCTGATTTAATTGAATATACTAAATCTTATTTTCCTGATACATATAAAGACTTTAACGAAACATCACCTGGTATGATGTTGATAGAGTTGTCAAGTTATGTAGGAGATGTGCTTTCTTATTATATAGATTATAACTATAAAGAAAATTTATTAACAACAGCAACAGAAAAAAGAAACATTCGTAGATTAGCTGAATTTCTTGGGTATAAAGCACCACATAAGACTCCATCGGTAGCCAAGTTAAAAGTTGAAACAACAATAAGTGCTGATGGTACAACTGGTCAACCTTTGTATGGTGAAGCTCCATCTTCAATAGATAGTGCTCTTCAAATAGCTTCTAATGTTAATTCTGAAATACTTTTTGAAACAACTGATGAAATAGATTTTACATCAAGTGGTTCGGGAGATCCTGAAATAAGTGCTCCAGCTCTTGATTCTAATGGAGAGGCTAGTTCATATACATTGACTAGATTTGTAAGAGCCGTATCTGGTCAAACAAAGACAAAGACATTTAATATTACATCTCCTACTAAATTTTTAGAATTAGATTTGGGTGTAGATAATTTAGTTGAAATTGTAAGTTGTATTGATGGTGCTGGACAGAATTGGTATGAAGTAGATTATTTAGCACAAGACAAAATTTTAAAACAAACTCATTATACAGATGACCCGACACGAACTAGTGCTTATGACCAAGGTGATGCTAGTAATACGGTATCTTCAATACCTATTCCATATGTGGCTGAGTACATAAAATCTACTAAAAAATTTACAACTAAGTTTGATGAAGACACTCAGACATATAAAGCTTGTTTTGGTAATGGACTATTTAGATTTAGTAACTCTGGTTCAAATGTAGATCCTGTTGAACAAGCTGGTGTGACAATTAATGGAACTAATCTTGCTGATGTCCCAAGTGCTATAGGAGTTGTTACAGGTAATAATCCAAATTTAGGTGAAACACCAGCGAACACATCCATAACATTTACTTATAAAGTTGGTGGTGGAGCTGACTCGAATGTTCAAGCTGGAGAACTTACTGTCGTAAACAATGCACCAACAGGCGTATCTATAACTGTGACAAACGAAGAACCTAGTTCTGGTGGAACAGATGGACAAACTGTAGAAGAAATAAGAAATAACGCTAGTTCATTTTTTGCTTCTCAACTTCGTTGTGTGACTAAAGAGGATTATCAATCTAGGATATTATCTCTTCCACAAAAATTTGGTAGTATTGCTAAGTGTCATGTAGAAAGATTAGATGGTGGTGCTTTGTTAGTTAATACTCTTTCTTACAATCAAAAAAAACAACTTGTACAAACACCTCAACTTATATTACAAAATATAGGAACTTATATAAATCAGTTTAGAATGATAAATGACCAAGTGGGATTTGGATTTGAATTAAATGAAACAATTTTTTCTGGTTATGTAATAAACTTTGGAGTTCGTTTTGTAGTAAATTATGATAGAAGATCAAATCCTACTGAAGTTAAACTAAAAGTAATTCAAGTGATAAAAGATTTCTTTAAAATAGAAAAGATGCAGTTTAGACAATCAATAAATCTAAACGATTTACAATATAATATTTTAGGGTTAGATGGTGTAATTGGAATTAAAGAACTAAAATTATTTCAAGATGGGAATAATGAATATGCTAGTGGTAGACAACTTTATTACTATAAAGGAGATGGTGAAGTTATAGGAACTGATAGTAACTATGGATTTAGATATCCTAATCAAGATATATATGGAAAAGTGATATAATGCATAAATATTTTTTTACAACTAAAGATGCCTTTATTAATAGTGGTTCAGACCAAACTACAGGCGATGATTTTAAAGATAAGAATACAGGACAAGATGAAGTTCTTGAGTTAAAGAAAGTATTCTTTGACAGAACATTTTCTCATCCAACTCGTATTCTTCTTCAGTTTGATACTAATGAAATAGAAAACTATATTAGTTCATCTGTTTTACCCCATGACTATAAAGTTAATTTAAGATTATATGAAACAGAAGGTACAAGTGGTTTAAGTGAAGAATATAAAGTTGCTGCTTATCCTTTAAGTCAAGAGTGGGATGAGGGTGTAGGAAAAGAAGTTGATAGACCAAAAACAACAGATGGGTGTAGTTGGAAGTTTAGAAAGAACAGAGAAGGAGCTGCTGAAATAGCATGGACAACTGGTGGTGGAACTTATATTGCTGGTGATGAAGTAACACAATCTTTTTCATCGGAGTCACCTGACATCAACATGGACATTACCACTATAGCTAATAAATGGTTTTGAAGACCTTAAATTTTTCTCAAGACAAACTAACACAATCTACTCCCCAAAGATAGAACTTAAATGGGATGATCATCTACCAGCAACTGGTTCAAATACCGGCAGTCTAATTGAATTAGATGTTAGTGGTAATAGTGAAAACTATTTATATCCAATACACTTTAGAGAAGCTTACAAAGAAAACGAAACTGTTAAGTTTAGATTTGGTGCTAGAAAAAGATACATACAAAAATCATTCTCTACATCAGTTCAAACTGTAAGTGGTAGTTACATACCACATGGTTCAGGTTCTTACTCTATCATAGATATGGCAACAAATGAATCAGTTGTTCCATTTAGTGCTTACACAACAATGAGTTGTGATACGACTTCTAACTATTTTAAACAAGACCTAAATGCCTTTGAACCTAATCGTGCTTATAAGATTCTGATAAAGGTCAATCATGATGATGGTCAGGAGATAATTTACGATAACGATTTTGAATTTATATTGAGGACTTAAGATGCCTGACCATTATGATGAAAGTCAAACTCAAGAGGAAAGTGCTGATTTACAAAATCCAATTGTAGAGATAGACTTAGAAGCAACAGAAAATGATAGGTTTTTCTTTGTAGAAAATCCTGAAGAACAATATATAGGACCTTATCATCGACATGAAGATGGAACTTTGATGATTGGTGCTGGAGTTCTTGGTGTTGACCATGAAATGATTCCTAATGAAATTATATTTAGAAAAATAGGATACGAAGATATACAAGAAACTCGTGAAAGAGTTAGTGACCTTTTTTATAAACTTTGGTTTCAATCAAACACTCTTACTGAACAAGAAATACTTTCAATGCAAACTACCATTCGTGATGGTATAAAACAAATAGGTCGTAATGAAGACGAGCCTCTTGTGTTTTTTAAAAAAGATAGA